GTATCTTTTAATTACAATAAGGGAGAGTTTCAAGGACTGACTGACGAATACCTTCTTAAATTAGAAGAGTCCTTTCCTGGAGTATCTATCGAAAAAGAATTAAAGAAGATGACAGATTGGTTGATAGACCACCCTGATAAAAAGAGGCAAGGCAAAAGGACTTTTATTACTAATTGGTTAAGTAAATCTCCAAAGACTTTATTGAAGCCAGAAGAAGATGGACTACGGTGGTTGCCACAGGGCAATTACGCAAAGGAGTAAATATGAGCAAGAACCTGGAACAAATTTCCCTGGGAGCTTGTTTACTTGATAAGGAAGCCTTATCTCAAACTTACGAGAACCTAAGTATAGAAGACTTTAGCTTCCTGAACCATAAAAAGATATTTCAAGCTATCAAAAATATGGTAAAGGAAAACATAGTAGTTGACCTGGCTACCCTTGCAGAAAAATTACAGAGTGGGGGGATACTTGAGACAGTCGGTGGGATAACATACCTTACTCAACTAATAAACTCTGTCCCAAATATACAAAATATAGAACATTATAATTCACTGCTGAAAAAGGCTTCCAATCAAGAGAAAGTTAAAGCTGTATTACAAAATTTAAAGACAGGAAAAATAGAAATACCAGAGGCTCTTCAAATAATATCTGAGATTCCTATAGTTGAGATAAAAGAAGAAAATCTAAAAACTCTTTTGAAGAATACTTTAATAGATTCATCTCAGGGTGTAAAGTATCGGTTCAAAATAGGAGCTTTAAATCAATACTTGGGGGGAGTGGACAAAGGAGAGTTAATTACCATAGGGGGATTCACCAGTCAAGGCAAGACTACTTGTGCGATACAGTTAGCGAGGGATTTTATGGACAGATACGAAGGCACAAAAGTTCTATACCTCACTTCAGAGATGACTCCCATAGAGACGTCCAGGCGAATTTTATCGAATTTAATGCCAAAGAACATTATGGATTTTAGAAAGGGGGTATTTGAGAAAGAGGAATTAAAGTCTTTAAATGAAATTGCGGAGATTGTAGGAGACCATTGGAATCTGAATATCAAGAAAGTTTTTGATATATCGGATATCAGGAAATATGTATATAAGTATAAGCCTGATATATTATTTATAGATTATTTACAAAATTTAGATAGAAGGGGAGCAAGGTCAGACTACGAAAGAGTCACTGGCAACATTAGAGACTTACAAAGTCTGACGCTTAGCAACGAAATAACTACCTTCGCTCTAAGCCAATTATCAAGAGATAAAACCGAAATAAGAGAACCCAGAATAACCGATTTAAGGGACAGCGGTCGTATAGAAGAATGTAGTAACATAGTCCTACTGGTATACTGGGAAAGTAGGTTGAAGTTAGGAAATGAAATAAGAAAGGGGGGAGAGACACCAGAGAGATTAGAAATGAATATCGTAAAGAATCGTGATGGTTGCATTGGACGCCTTGCATTAGATTTTGAGCCTGAATATTGTCGGGTCTCTGAGTCTGTATGGAAAGGTTACGACCAAGAATAAAATTAAAAATATTAAAATTAAAGGAGAAGAGAGAATGTTAAAGATATTTATAAAGAATAAAGAGACGGGTAAACAACGATGTATCGATATACCTAAAGAGAGATGGGAAAATCTAAATATTAAGACTCTAAAAGAAGGGAAAATATTATATTATCAGGCATATTGGTGGGAAGCACCTGAATTAGTAGAGATTGTAAAGATTATAGATACCAGACCTAAATCTAAGCCTTGGTGGTTTACGTTACCTTGGTATGCCCAGATGTATCAGCCCCTATCTATAAACTCCACCTTTGAGAGGATAATGAAGGATTTAGATTTAAGTTTTCCTGCTCCTAATCCTGAGGGTAGTAAGGAAAGAGCAAAGTATAATGAGAGACCTTATTTTAATGCCAGATTAGACTTAATAAAGGGTGAATCTGATGGTAAGGAAAATTTTGAAAAGATGAAATTTCCTTGCCTTGTCGTTTATAAAGATTGTAATGGGAATCATTTAGGTATGATAGTCACAGGCTTTCCGAAGGTAATGGGGAAACTTGAATACCAACTAATTAATATAGAGAGACAAGAACCCCAGACATCGTGTTGTACTATCTTTAGAAGAAATAGTTTAGAAGAATTAATGAAGATTTGTCCCTTTGAAGTAATTAAGGGAGAGATTCAGCTTTGGAAAGTAGGAAAAACTTTTGAGTTAGGAAGGAGATGATTTTGATGGATAAAGACCTTACCGACAAGCAGATTTTAGCTATGGCAGTGAAACCAGTCCAAAAGAGGATACTTTTTAAGGAATATGCAGTCTCTTATTGTAATTTAGGGTTAGCTAATAGGGACAGCAAGACAATGAGAAAGGAGTTACCTGCAATAGCGAAAAGGGGAGCTGAATTAGTAATGGAACACATATTAAAAAAGACTAAAATACCTGAGGATTTGCCTTATCACCAGCACCCATTTATTAGTGTAATTATCTATGCAGGGGTAATGGACGATTTAGGTGAAAAGACTTTTATATATCCTCTACCTACGGAAGATTTTAGATTAGAAGAGGTATAACTATGAAAAAAATATTATTAAATACTCAAGTCAATATCGTAAGGGATTATATTAACGGGATGAAATATAAAGAAATAATGAAGAAATATGGGGTTAATCGCTGGAATATTCAAGCCGCATTATCAGAATTTGATATCCTCACTAATAGGATTAAGTCTCCACCACGACTCCCAGAAGGAAAAAAGAAAGCCAAAAAGAAACCAATTATATATCCTGAAGATTTCGCTCATCAAGAATTTTACCCTAAGCCTAAAGAAGATAACCCTATATTATTAGAGGACGATGTTGATTTTATGGAGCGTTTAGACGATACTGATGGCGTTGATAATCTTAAAAGAGGCTTTTCGGAAATCGAGATAACAGAAAAAAATTCAGTGGAGTATGTATATTATGATTAATAAATTATATAAATTAAGAGAATTTCTTGAGATTTTATTTAGGCATAGAACTATAATCAGAGACCTTGAACGCAAAGTAGAATATACCGAAAAAAATGCCGCAGATGTAATTAACTTAATAGGTAAAGAAAAATATAGAATGGTTGTCAGTCGGAATGAAAAGAGCTTTGATAACACAATAATGTTGACCGACACCGAGGTCAATACTTACATAAAATCTGAATTATTAATACCGCCAAAGTACAAAATAGAAAAAATGATTTTCGAGATGAAGAAGTTCAAGAAGAAGGAGAGAAAGAATGATGAAAATAATAAAAATCATAATTGAAACCTGTTATAGATGTCCCTATCGATATAACGGTAAATGTTTTTTCGAGGGTGAACCTAAGCCGATTATTGTGAAAGAAAAATGGTTTCCCGAATGGTGTCCATTGGAAAATTATGAGAAAAGCAAATGACAAAACCGATTATTCTAATTTTAAAAGGTAGACCGATAACTAAGAAAAATAGTCAAATCCCAATTAAAACTAAAAGTGGGAAATACTTTATTATTCAGTCAAAAGCGTATAGGGAATATGAGAAGAATTGTTTGCTACAGATTCAGTCACAGTGGATAATGAAGCAACCCTTAACGGGAAGATTACATTTATGTGCCTGGTATTATATGCCAGATAAACGGACACCTGACTTACTTAATCTTCTTCAGGCAACTGCTGATATCGTAGAAAAAGCAAAGGTGATTCATAATGATAAAGACATAGTGTCTTTTGATTATTCAAGGATAATAAATATAGATAAGAAAAATCCGAGAGTGGAAATAAAAATAACAGAATTAGAGGAGATATTACCGTGATGAATACAAAATGGATTTGCTATATATGAACAGTGAAGATTTTGTTATAACTATGGAAATGGTCAAACAAAAATATTCTCCAAGGGCGGTAGATTAAATTGTACATAGGAAATATTAGATTCTTAATTATCTTTACTTCTCTGATAAGCCTTGCAGTTACTGGCTTCTTACTCTCCTGGAAATATTCGCTATCGAGATATGAAAGAATGATGAGAGATTTTAGGAGAAAATAAATTTGACATTTGAGTAGTTTTATGATATAATAAGAGAAAAAAAGAGGTAGGGCTAATGACTAAAAAAGAACAAGCTCTGAAATTAATCAAACAGATTAGGGCTAAAATTATATCCCTAAAGCATGGTTACATTACAGACGAAGAGTTTAATAATTTAGTTTTATTAATTAAAAAAATGAAGTAATAAAGGGGAGTGATTAAGTAATGAAAAGATTTTTAGCGATTTTACTTTTGGTTATTGTTTTAGTAGTACCTGTTTTAGCTCAACCGTATCCTACGCCAATAGTCGATGATGTGGCAGTGCAAAAATTCATAGAGTCAGTCGGGGTGCAGATTAGAATACCTGTAGTCATTACTTATCGCACTCTAACTTGGTACAAATATGAAGAAGGGAAGAAGCTGACCCAAAAAGAGATTGATAAGTTGAGTGATGACGAAAGAGTATGGTATGGATTAGGCTATAAAGTCGAATACGGAGAATGGCTGACCAAAGACGAAGAAAAAGTCGAAGCCGCAATCTATGGGAGTGGTGTAATTATCTACTCCGCTATCCTTCCAGAACCATTACAATCTAAAGAGAAAGGTCTTTATGGTGCAACTCTTGTATTAACGAATTACCACGTAGCTGAACCACTAATTGATAAATTAAGTTTAGGAAGTAGATTTAAGCCACTTAATATATACGAAGAAAAAGATATAATAAAATCTACTTACCCACCTAAAATGACAATCAAAGAGGGTGCAAGACCGTATAAACAGAAATTCTATGAGATAGGGAAAATAAAAGAAGAAGCTTCTTATATAGCCAGTAAAAATACGATGGAAATAAAGACCAAAATTGACCAACATTATCAGATTAATGCCAGTGTAGTAGCCTATGATAAGGGATTAGATGTTGCAGTTCTACAAGTCAACAATGTATTTTTTCAACCCTATGCCACTTTTAGACAGACCCCCTGTCAAGTAGGGGAAAGAATATGGAGTAGAGACGCTCCATTAGCTTTACCATTTAGCACTAACAGAGGTTATATTAATCAGGTAGGATTAGATTTAGGAGTATGGGCTTCAGGATTAGGCTGGAATGACCAGGTTAAAACTGATATAGCTTCTGCTCCAGGTAGTTCAGGTGCAGGTATTTTTGATGTTAACGGGTTTCTCATCGCACAACATCACGGGGTATTAGTCCATCAAGGTAACTATATCGAAGGCGGGCATTTAGCCAACCCAGGCGACAAGATAGCCGAATGGTTATCCTGGAATGGATTCAGTTATATCTTTTCAGAGAAACCATATAGAACACAATTAGACTATTTAACAGTTAAAGCTCAGCCTATCAAGGAATAGAAAAGAGTAGATTAAGTTAGAAACAAAATGGGGACGATAGGTCTTGACAGGTCAGTCGATTAAGTTAGCTTAATCAGGTTGGCTTGGACTCGGGTTCGATTCCCGACGCCTCCACCATAAAAAAAAGAGTAGATTAAGTTAGCAGATATTCCATTAATTCTCTCCAAAAGAGAATAAAAGAAAGTTATGACAATAGAAAAAGACCAGGAGATTGACCTCCTGGTCTTTTACTTCAAGCTTTTAACTCACAGCTTATTAAAGATACAATTTATACAATTATGTTCGATACACTCACCATCAAAGCTACACATACCCTTAAATTTAGTATTGTCAGTATCATAAGCACTTATTATCGGCATATCGATAATATTACTTACCAGCTCCTCATCAGTTTTATTAAATCTTTTTAAGGTATTCTTAGGGTTAATATCATTGCTCTCTTTCACCAAAATCACCTCTTTTAAAAACTACTTCTTCAGCTCTTTTAATACACGAGGGACACAAAAGCTTATGGTGAAAATCTCCTGGTATATTATGACAATCATAATACTCTACTTGCTCCAGGATTCTAAGGGGTAAGAGTCTCTTGCACTCCCAACAATGACCGTATTTTTTTATATTATTTCACCTCACTTTTCCACCATTTATTGAATTGAGATACTAAGTCCTTAAATTTAGGTTTATCTTTTTGTCTATACTTTAACTTATTAATTTTAAGCTTCTCTTTTATTGTTTTATTCATATTACTCCCCCTTGAAAACTTTTTCTACTTGATAAGGGTCAGGGTCTCTAATGACCTCAATTTTAGATTCTTCTAATAATCCCAAATCCTTGCAGATTTTAGAGATGACCCAGTCTAAAAATATAGCTTGACCGCTACAAGTTCGTCCCCAGATAGTAAGACCTAAAAAATCTAAAGTAACCAATTCTCTTAAATCTTCAAGTTTACCACCCAACCAGTCGCTAACAATCCAATGCTCATAAGCTTCAACTGATTCCTCGTAATTATCTATATTAATATTTAATTCTTCTGCCAGTTCTTTCAATTCTTCTTCGTCTAAATCTTCAAGTTTTACTTCTCTATCTTTTAAATACTCCTTAGCTTCTTCTTTGTAATCTTTCTTGATATCATCAATTAAGTCTTCTTTCATTAGTTCGTATTTTAAGCTAAATTCCATTATTTCATCTTGATAATGACCGTCTTGTTGTAACTGATAAATCATTGAAGAAGCATTGCAAAAAACTTCTCTATTCACAAAATTTTTTTTAATTTCTTGATTCTTTTCTGAATTATAATCAAACATTATTAAAATTCCCTCCTATTTTAAATTAGTTCTGATGGTAACTTCTTTAATTAATTGTTTAATACAATTATCAAGTTCGATTTCTTCATTATCAATATTGGTTTGTTCAAAAGCTATTATGATAGCTCTGAAAACTTTCTCTAATTGCTCTTTTTTCGTCAATTCCATCTTTTCACCCCCTTTCTAATCTTTTCCTTAAAATTCGATGTAAAATAAGCCCTCAAATTATGATAATTTTAGATGACCCCTTATCATTTTATCTATTATTTAGGCAAGTAGATAAAAACCATTTTTGTTTTGGAGTTAAACCATCAGTGTAATATCTCTTAGTAGTAGTGTTTCGGTAAGCCCTATTATTAACGATAATTTTTCTTTCTGTTTCTATTATCATTATTGCACCTATAAGAGATTTAAAACCGAAACCACTGTCCAGAGTCCCATTTTTAATACCTTTATTAATTAAACACTTCAGGACGTCCAAGTTATCATTATATAATTTTTCAGATGGGTAAGAACCCTCACCACCACCCCAACAATTACCCAGAACAAGACCAAAAGCACTATAGGTTTTTTCTTCTTTCAATTTATTCACCCCCTTTTTAATAATTCTATAAATGTTTATCAATTAAATTATGTAAATATCTTTTATCTGTAAAATTACTAACAACATAGTGTAAAAATTCGTGTATAAATATGAGTAACTGATATCTTTTATTTTTTTGTCTAACAATGTAAATTGTGTTATCAGGTATAATCTCAGGTGTGCCCTCTTTAAGATACATTTTTACACGAGTTCCGTAATAAATCATACAACCAACAACGGAATGGATTCTACCATCACAAAAATACCTGATATAACTTTGACCTTTTAAGTTCGTATTAAATCCGTCTACAAAGCGAATTCTTAACATTCTTTAGACCCCCTTTCTTTTAATTATAACTAATTATCTCAAAAAATAATGCGAATGTAAAATACGATATAAGGTTATATTTTATGTTCCTGGCTCGTGAGGGGTTATTATAATGCCCAGACTCTCCCAGTCTTAGTTATACTCTTAATTGCTCCTTATTGCTCGTTATTTTAAAATATATTTCCTCATCTTTTTAATTAATGGTATAATAGGATAGATTTTAGAAGTTGGGGAGTAAGATATGAAACAGAAGAAGGAAATCAAAAAGAATATAAAAAATAATAAGATAGAACAAAAAGATAGTGTTATTTCCCAAGATGATATTAAAGAAGTTAAACGAATTACAGAAAAGCAAGCTTTTATTCAGTCCTTAAAGCAAGGTTCTACTCACATAGACGCAGCACACGCAGCAGGTGTAAGTGAGACCTCTATTTGGAATTGGAGACAGTTAGATAAACAATTCGATAAGGACTGTGAACAAGCTTTAGAGTCTCGCATAAAAATAGTAGAAGACGCCCTTTTTATGTCTGCCACCGGTAAAGAAGGTAAGGCTAAAATCATAGCACAGATATTCTGGTTAAAAAATAGGGGTAAAAACTGGAAGGATAAACAGGATATCGAATTCACTGCACCGAAAGAAGTAAGACAAAATACTTTCATCCAGGCAGGGGAAGCTCCCAAAATAATAGAAGAACTCGAACCAGAACCAGAAAAAGAACCCGAACCCGAAAAAAACGAATTTACTTTACATAAGTTGGAACGTAAGTTGGAAAACTTTAAAATCGGACTCTAACATTGAAGGAAAACTTTAAAAACTTTAAAACCCTTATTATATAAGGATTGTAGATACCCTATATATAGGCTATACATAGGCTTTGAAATATCTTAATACTAATACTAATACTAATACTAATACTAATTCAAAAATGCATAGGCTATATTATTTAGGAAAGAAAGAAAGAAGAATATAAAACTGTGGTAAAAACTTTGGCAAGTTAACTGGCTTCATACGCCAGGTGTGAGAGTTCGATTCTCTCTACCACTACCAGATGGGGAAGCAATGATATCAGAGTAATGAAGGGTTATTGCAGGGCTACCAGTGGGTTAGGCAGTCCACCAATGTTATAGGAATATCTCTAATTGATAAAATAACATAGTAAATTATAACTTGAAGGGTCAGGGGTATACAATCCTTCACGAGGGCAAAAAGAAATTTAAAAAACGTATCGAATCCTAAAAAGGGACTGTATTATTCGGTCAAGGGCAAATTAAATGTAGCGACCTCGTATATTTTTTAATATAAAAAGGAATTTATATATATTTTTACGTAAAAGGAAATAAGATTTATCTCGTGACTGAATACCCTCGCTTCGGGGTAAAGTATCTGCCTGATGGGAGATGGTCAAATGACTGAGGACATCGGGTTAAGCGTTACTATATGTACGCAAGGAGTAATCTCTCGTAACCCTTCTGAATACATATTCAGTTGTAGAGCCTTGAGATTTGTAGGTATGCAAATAATCCTACCGAGATAAATATATAATTAAAATGGGGTAATATGCAGATACATACCCAATTAGGGCAACAATATTTAGATTCTATCACCTTACCATATAATTTCATACCTTATTGGTGGCAGATACCATCATATAATATGCTTAAAGATGGTTTCTTGAGGGGTATTTGGGTAGACCATCGTAGGTGTGGTAAGGATATAAGGGGTTTTAATTTAATAATAAAGGAAATGTATAATAATCCAGGACTCTATTATTATGTTTTTCCTTCTCAAACCCAGGGTAGGAAGATTCTATGGGAAGGTTATACTGACCCTGACCAATTTGGTACAGGTCATAAGTTTATAGATAAATTTGTACCAAAAGGTCTTTTATGTGGAAAGCCGAATAATACAGATATGAAGTTTTCCATATATACCAAGGGTAATAGAGGAACATCTTTATTCCAGATAATTGGTACAGACCAGAATCGTTATGAGGCAATGAGAGGAACTAATCCAAGGGGTGTAATCTTCTCTGAACAGGCAAGACAACACCCTGGAGCGTGGGACGTAGTAAGACCAATCTTAATGAAGAATCACGGTTGGGCTATATTTCAGAGTACTCCTAATGGAAAGAATCATTTTAAGGAGCTTTATGATAAGGCAGTCCTTAATAAAAAGTGGTTTACCTGTTTACATACAGTAAATGATACCTATAATGAGCATAATCGAAGGTTAATAACTAAAGCACAAATAGCTGAAGAAATCAAGATGAATATGACTGAGGATTTCGCTCAGCAAGAATTTTACTGCTCCTTTATGCAGGGGGTAGAAGGTACTTATGTAGGTAAGCAGATGAATCAGGCTGAATTAGATGGTAGGATTTTAAGTGTACCTTATGACCAAGCTTATTTAGTTGATACTCATTGGGATATAGGGATAGCAGATTTTGATTCGGTGTGGTTTGTACAGCAAGTAGGTAAAGAGATAAGATTTATTGATTATGAAGAGAAAGCGGGTGTTACTTGGGCTTACTGGGCAAGATTATTACAAGAAAAGGGTTATCTGTACGGTAAGCATTACGCACCTTTTGATATAAGAAATAGAGAAAAAGCAGGTAAAGATGAAGTCGCTAAGACTCGGTTAGAGTGGGCGGCAGATATTGGTATAAACTTTTCAGAGACACCGAAAGTAAGTTTTGAGAATGGACTATTAGCCATAAGAGGAATTTTATGCTTATGTAGTTTTGATGAGAAGAAGACTGAAATTGGCAGAAGACATTTAGAACAATGGGGTAAGGTGTGGGATAAACAAAGGCAAGAATATACAGATTTTGAAGCCAGAAATCCTCATACTCACGCAGGTGCAAGTGCCAGATATGCCGCTGTTAATATTAGAACTTCACAGGGGTATGATGTGGGTAAGAGTATAGAGGAGAAAAGGTTTAAAGAAATATTCAGACACCATAGTGGGACATCATTTATGGCAGATTAACAAAGACTGGCTTTTCTAATTTATGACAATAGTGTAGTTATATTGAAACAGTAAATAGTAGCACCACAGGACACATATTGCACTTTCAATGTAACAAAACGTTACACATATTTCAATAAGTGCTAATATTGTAGTCTTTTTATACCACATTTGGAGTCTATAATGAATACAAAAGAAATGATAGCGATGGCTATAATCTTTACTATTCCCATTATAATAGCCATTTATAACACTATTACTAATGTTATTTTTCGTAAAAAGGAAGTGAATCTATGATTATACCACAGAGTACCCGTATGCAGAAAATGAAAGACTTCTGGGAAGAAGGTTTTGCAGGCTGGGAAGAATATGTAATGATGGCAGTTAAGGGCTACGCTTTCTATAAAGGTGGAGATGGACAGTGGGATGCCGCAGATATTATAGCCCTTAATCAGAAAGGTAGACCTCATCTTTCGATTAATATGATTTTACCGACTATAAATCTTATTACTGGGTATGAAAGACAAAATAGGCTTGATACCAGAGTTTACCCCAAAAGGGGTGGAAATAGGATAATAGCCGAGATTCTTACTTCACTTACTAAACACGTTGAAGATACCTCTAATGGGATATATGAAAGGTCAATGATGTTTTTAGATGGTATTGTAGCTCGTAAGGGTTGGATTGGTATGGATATAATCTATGATAACCAAGACCCTTTTAATGGAGAGATACAAGTAATACGCAAGAATCCTTTCGATATTACAGAAGATAGAAACTGTCAAAATTATGACCTGAATAAAGGTGGAAAGTATATAATCGAATCATACTGGACTGATAAAGAAATGGCTGTCCTTACTTTCCCTAAGTGTAAAAAAGAAATTGACAAAATGAAGTATGATGACCTCGATTCCAGAGATGTATATCATATACCAGGAGACCCAAAGAATCCTGATAAATTCAAATGTAGAATGAGAGAAACCTGGTGGAAGAGTTACGAAAAGGCAGTTTATTTATGTGATAGATTGACTTTAGAAAGAAAAAGAGTAGCTAAATCTAATATTCCTATAATGCAAAGAATCTTAGAAATAGATAGACGACAGGCAGAAGATGAAGGTAGGGCGGAAAGATATACAGTAAGAGAAGTGGTTATCCCAGTCTTAAATTGCACAACTACTATGGGAGATATAGAACTCGAACACGTTGTGAGACCTTATGGGGAGATGTCATTATTCCCATTAATGAGATTTACACCTTACTGGATTAACGGAGATATGTTTGGTGTAGTTGACAATTTAATCAGCCCACAACAAGAGAAAAATAAACGTAGGAGTCAGGCTCTACATTTAGTTAATACTTCTGCTAATAGCGGATTTTTTAATCCTGAAGAGGGCGGAGCGGATAAAGATGAACTGGAAATGTTCGGCTCAAAACCTGGAGTAGTCATTACTTATAAGAGTAAACAGCCTACCAAGATAGAACCTACTCCATTAAGTGACGCTCATATTAAATTAGAAATGTTAGCAAGCAACGATATTAAAGAGATATCTTCTATAGGAGATAATCTGAGAGGATTAGCAAATAAACAGGAATCGGGAGTATTAGATAGACAAAGACAGACTCAAGGTCTAATAGGTACAGAAGTTATATTCGATAATTATAAATTAACACATCGGATTTATGCAGAGACTATGACTGAGTTAATTAGAACTGGACAGACTTTCTCTACTCAAGAAGTATTAGCAATAGCAGGTGACGAGAAGATTGACGCTAATATAGACCAGATTATGGACGCTTTACAATCAATAAAGGTTGGGAAATATGGTTGTAAGGTAGATAAGAGTGCTAATAATCCTACTACCAGACAGGCTAACGCTGAAACTCTACTCTCTTTAGCACAGATATTCCCAGAGGTTATTCCGCCTCAGATTATAATAGAACAGAGTGATGTGCCTAAAAAAGATGAGATTTTAGAGTCTATTAAGGCAAGGGAACAGGCACAAGCCGAGGCTCAGAAACAAATGATACAGTTGGAAGTTATGAAGATACAAAGTAAAGCTAAACCTGTACAAAAAAAGATGCAATTAGCAAAGAGATAATAAATATGCCCACCCACAGGGCATTAAATGTGGGGATAAAATTCGTCTAAACTTAAAAAGACGTAAAAGAAAAAGGAGTAAATTAAAATGCCAAACGAAGAAGGTTTATACTCAGAAGAAGAATTTAAGGGCTTATTGGCAGACAAGCAAAATGAAGTGCGAAATAGACAGAACGCACAGGCAGAATTAGCCGCAGCAAAGAGAGAATTAGAGTCTCTTAATGCAAGGATAAAGTCAATAGAACACTCTCCCAAAGAGGAAAATTTGGATAATCTTGATGACGTTATCACAAGAGCAGATTTAATTAAAGAGCTAAAGAAACAGAAAAAAGAACTTACAGATGAGTACGTTAAAGACAAAGAAGAATTAACTCTAAAGCAAAAAGAGGCAATAATCGAAAAGAGTTTTGGAAAAGCCAGAGACAAATACACCGAAGAGAAAGCAGGTAAAGGACTAACTTTTGATGAAGTGTGGGAAGGTACAAAGAGATTAATAGAAAATAACCCTGGATATAAAGCAGTTATTACAGGCGACAAAAATCCAGGTGAGAAAGCCTATGAGATTGGTTTACAAGACTCCATTATCGCAAAAAGAGTTGCATTAGATAAGAAGAATTTCCCTGACCAAAAAAGGACTTCTAAAGTTGGCTTAGAAAGTACAGAGATTCCTGCACAATTTTTCAGCCAAGAAAGAGTCAGTAAGATGACAAGTGCTGAAATACAGGCAAATCTTCCTGCGATTAGGGAAAGTCAAAAAAAGTGGAAGAAATAATAAAATGACTACCATAGTCTTTAAATATGGGTTTTCATCTCCTTTTAGATGTGATAAAAGGTCTTAATCAGTAATTAGTAAAAATAATAAAAAAGGAGAAATCAAATGAGTATCAAGAACTATATCCCCGAGTTATGGAATGTTGCGATGATGGACGACTTCCGTAAGGCTCATGTTTTAGGAAAAGTATGTCGTTGCAAGATAGACGCTCCTATAACTAAAAGAGGTCAGACCGTACACATCACTGGTATTGGCGATATCACTATCGGAACTTATACGGGAACAGATATCACTATGCAGAGTTTATCAGACGCTGGAATCACTATGAAGATAGACCAGGCTAAGTATTTTGACTTTACTGTAGATGACGTAGACGCATTACAAGCTAATGGCGATTTAATGGGCGAAGCAACCAGAAAGGCTACTTATAGCCTTAAAGACGTAGCAGATATTTATATTAGAACCGTTATGGCGGCAGGAGCAGGTCTTACCGTTGTTACAGAAAGTGCAGTTGATGTAACTTCAGTCATCAGTCATATAGCTGAAATGGCTTTATCACTTGACGAAGCAGAAGTTCCAGAAGAACAGCA